TATGTGCTTAAATCTGTGCATATCTGTGCATATCTGTGCATATCTGTTCATTTCCAAAACCTTGATTTTGGAGAAAGAAAAAGCTAATTTTTCGAGGAAAAAAATTCTTGTTGTAAACCTGTTTTCAGAAAAGGCGTGCCTGCTCGCTCCTCAAAAATCGAAAATTCCCCTATCCGTATCTTTGCATATCTGTTCATATCCAAAAAACGTGATTTTGGAGAAAGAAAAACTCTAATTTTAGAAGACATCGCTATTTTAACCGGAGGTCAAGTTATATCTAAAGACAAAGGCCATAAATTGGATAAGTTGACAGCTCAACAGTTAGGAGAATTTCTTGGTACAGCTCGTTTAGCCACTGTGTCAAAAGAAGAAACTACAATTGTGGATGGCAAAGGCGATGAAGCAAAAATTGAAGCAAGAGCAGAGGAAATCAAAGAACAAATCGAAAAAGCAACTTCTTTCTACGAGAAAGAAAAACTACAAGAAAGATTGGGTAAATTAGTAGGTGGTGTTGCAATCATCAACGTAGGAGGTAATTCTGATATTGAAATTAGAGAAAAGAAAGATAGAGTAGAAGATGCTTTATACGCAACTAAAGCTGCATTGGCTGACGGTATTGTATCTGGAGGTGGATCTGCTTTATTTCAAGCTTCTTTAAGTAACTCGCAAGATAAAAAATTGCAGATTCTTACAATTGGTCAATCTATTATTAAAAATGCTATTCAAGCTCCATTTAAGAAAATTTTAAATAATGCTGGAGTAGAGAATTGGTACGATTTTATTCCCAAAGACGGTGAAGTATATGATGCTAAAAATTACGAAATGGTCAACGCAATCGAAGCCGGCATTATAGATCCTGCGAAAGTGGTAATTACTGCGCTTAAAAACGCGGCCTCTGTCGCTGGTACTATTTTAACGACTGAAAGCGTTTTGTTTGAGAAAAAAGGAGACAACGAGAAAGACGAAGTAAATCCTTTAGCTGGAATGATGTAAATTGAAGATACTTATTATAGATAGAAACTACTGCGAATAGAATCTATAATAAACTTATTGGTCCATAGAGTATGTCGAATGTTCGCAGCTTCGACAATACTTGATTGGACCATTTTTTATGAATTATAAAAAAATATACGATCAAATTATAGATCGAGCTAAAAATAGATCTTTAACAGATTATTGTGAAAAACATCATATAATCCCTAAGTGTATGGGAGGATCAGATGATTCAAGCAATATAGTCAAATTAACAGCAAGAGAACATTTTTTATGCCATTGGATATTGCATGAGTTATATCCTAATGATTATAAATTAATGTATGCTTTTGATAAAATGTCTCATATTAAATCCAATAGTGCAAAACAATACGTTCCCAGCTCTAAAATAGTTGAATACGCTAGAGAAGAGATGGCTAGATTAAGTGCTGGATCAAATAATCCTTTTTATGGAAAAAAGCACTCTAAAGAAATAATTGATAGAATTAAGTTAAAAGTAATTGGATACAAGCACTCTGAAGAATCTAAATCTAAAATGGGTAGAAGTCGATACGGAAAAGATAATCCTCAATTTGGAAAACCTAGCACCCAAAGGAAAAAAGTTATAGGTGTTGAAAATAATATTATATTTGATTCAGTAAAAGACGCAGGATTATATTTTGGAATCACGTCAGCTGCAATTATATATAGAATAAAAAAAGGAAATTTAAAATATTATAAATTATAAAGTTATGAATATAGGTCTAATTAGTATTTTAGGAAATGTAGGAACTACGTTTCATACTCAAGGCGCAGGATATGGATTAATTCAAACAAAAATGTTGAAAGATAATCATCCAGAAGATATAGTCGATGTAAATCCTCAGGTGTCTACTTGGCTAAACTACGATGTATTATACATTTGTGAAAGTGTTAATTTCGTCGAAGGATCATTCAATATCCCAGGAGGTCCTACTAAAACACACTATGAGAAGATGAAAGCGATCGCAGAGTTCAAAGGCGAGATAAGATATTCTAATATGTCTTTCGACTTCAACAAGTTCAATCAAAGATTAAAGATCGAAGGAGTAACGTACCCAGAAGTCGTTGAATTGCCTTGGTACAATACTTTTATGGCTCACGGTTTAATGAACAGAAAATCGGTTATCGGAGACTCTCACGCCTTATCGGTATGGAGACCTGGTTATTCTTTGGAGTTTACGGCCGGTAGAACTTTGCACGGGTTCTTAAAAAGAGAAACGGTAGAAGCAATTAATAATAAATTTGACGAAACCACTACTTATTTTATGAATATTGATATTAGATTCCATCTAATGAGACAAGAGAATCCAAAAGATGCAACCAAAGACTTAATTGGTAGATATATTGATTTTTCCAGCAGACTAAAAAATAATACTATAGTTGAGCCGCTTCCAATAGAACACGAATCTAGAAAAATTCCTGGAACTGGCTTGTATAAAAAACAACCGTTCTTCGGAACTAGAGAAGAGAGAATGGAGATACGACAAATAGCTATAGAAATGATAAGAAATTCAGATCAGAAATATATATCATGGCCAGAAGATTGGATTGATTTAGACGGAACTAAAATGTTGGATATATTAGAAAGTCGCCAATCTGTTCACTTAAAACCTCGATATTATCCATTTTTAAATGAAATCTTAGGTTAATGAATATTTATAGTATATAAAATAACTATGAATTATAAAAAAATCTACGAAGATATTTGTAAAAGAGCAAAGGACGAATTAAGCATTAGAAAAAATAAAAAAAAACTTGGAGAGTATTATGAAGGTCATCACATAGTTCCAAAATGTTTAGGAGGAACAGGGTGGGCTACCCAATACGATCATTTGAATATAGCTTTATTAACTGCTAGAGAACATTTTTTATGCCATTGGCTATTACATGAAATTTATCCTGAGAATTATAAGCTAGCAAAAGCATTTAGCATGTTGTGCAGTGTAAAAGATAAAAATCAAGTTAGATATACACCTAGTAGTAGAATAATTGAATACGCTAAAATAAAAAGTTCTATTTTACATTCTAGCTATATGAAAAATGAATTTTGGTCAGACGAAATGAAACACCACATGTCTAAAATTCACAGTGGAAAAAAACATTCATTAGAAACTAAAAAAATAATGAGTGAAAAAGCTAAAAATATTTCAGACGATTTAAGAGAATCTAGAAGACTTAGAGGTCTAAGTATAGATAATCCAGCTAAAAGATTAGATGTTCAGAAAAAAATGAAACATAGAGCGCTAAAAAGAAAGAAGGTGCACTGTCCTTATTGTGATAAAGAGGGGGCAATAAATCAAATGAAACAATGGCATTTTGAAAATTGTAAAATTAAAAACACAGCTAATGTTCATTAATAAAACAACAGATCAATCCAACTTGGACATGTCCAACGGTAGGGACCTAAACTACTACTTGAACATGACAAAGGATTACAAGCACGACTTTACGTTCAAAGTAAAGCAGTACGACGGGTTCAACGTAGTCGACGACAGTGAATTTCAATTCGGTAGTAAAGCCAAAATGGCAGACTTCTTCATATCGCAAGTAAAAGAGGACGCAATGGTTTACGTAGCGCCAAGAACCGGTTACGCACCGTACTCTCTTTGCTATTTGGCCAAGAAGTACAACAAGAAATTGTACCTAGTTATGCCATCGTCAAAAGAGGCTTCGGAGCACCAACTAACCGCAATAGAAAACGGCGGCATTCCACTGTTCGTAAAGATTCCTGCGATGCCTACCGCAAACATATGGGCGAAACAGTTCGCAGAAAGAATCGGCGCAAAATATTTGCCTTTCGGTCTAAAGCACGAGATGGTGGTTGCCGGTGGAGTCAGAATATTTTACGATAATTTTAAGGACACAGACATAAAAACAATGTGGTCAGTATTCTCTACTGGAGTTTTGTCTAGAACTTTACAGATAGCTTTACCCAACACAGAATTTAATGCAGTAGCTGTCGCAAGAAATATTCAAGACGGAGAACTTGGTCGTGCCAAATTTTATACATACGATAGACCGTTCCTAAAAGCTTCAAGGATACAAACTCCCTTTGATTCTATACAAACATACGATGCCAAAGGTTGGGAGCTCCTGAAGAGTCATGGGCAGCACGGGGATTGGTTCTGGAACGTAGCTGGTAATATGCCAAAGCCGACTATAAAACCAAGCGATATCGATTCAAGCAGAGAATGGGGAGACTTTAAAGATTTTAAAAAGCACTACAAAGATTGATTTTATTCTATTAAAAACATTAATTAGATTCATTTAATGAAAACAGAATCAGACAACTATATGAGTCCTCTTAAACTAGTAATGTTACTAGAAGAGATCATGCAAGAGGTAGGAGATCTTGAGAAGACAACAAGCTATCCAATAAAAAAGATAAATGACTTTAAATACTCTTTTGAGATAGATCAAGATTTAGCGGCTGTAATTAAATTTAATAATGGAGACATTGATCAGTATTTTTTGAATGGAATCAAAATTCCTACAAAGCCACTCATTAATAATACTTATAACGTTTCATATACAATCAACGGAGTAGATACGCAAGCGCAAAAATTAGACTACGCCACCTTAATAAAAGTGTTAAAAACAGTGTCAGACGTAACGATAGAATTTGTTAAATCGCACAAGGATATTGAAGCACTATTATTTATGGAGATGTCAAAAACAGGACAAACCATCGATGGCTCGTATTCAGATCCCCAAAAATATAATCTTTATAAAGCCATTTTGATAAAGAATCTAAATAAATTGGGACCCAGCTGGAATTACGGTCAGTTTAAATTCTTGAACATACCTACGTTGGTATTATTTAAAAAAAGCGAATAAAAATCATGAGTATATTAGAAGAAGCAGATAACATCGTAAATAAAAGGGCTCAAGAAAAAGAACGCAAATATGGACCCTTTTCTGAAGGAATGGATAGAGCCGCAATGATTATGAGAGGAATGACTGGTAAAGATATTACTGGTGAAGATATGTACGCAGCTTTAATTGCACTTAAGCTTTCTAGAGAATCATATAATAAAAAGTACGATAATTTGTTAGACGCAATTGCTTATTTAGCTGCTAAATATAACCACTCTAAGGAAGAGTATGACGCTACAAAGTAAATAACTTTTACAATTCAAAAATATATAACATGGAAATAAAACCAAAAGACAGAACTTTGCATTTTGCAAAACAAGTAGATCAAGATAGCATCAATCTTTTAACTAAGTCTATTTTAGAGATTAATGAAGATGACGAGTATTTAATAAAGCTTGCCAGTATCAATGATTTAGTGTACACTCCAAAACCTATTAAAATCTATATAGATTCTTACGGTGGAACAGTATATCAAATGTTCGGCTTATTATCTGTAATGGAAAAATCAAAAGTGCCAATCCATACAATTGTGACAGGCTGCGCAATGAGTTGTGGATTTATGATTTCTATAACTGGACACAAACGTTTTGCTTATGATAAAGCTACTTTCTTATATCATCAAGTGAGCGGAGGAAGTATTGGTAAAGCAAAATATATGGAAGAAGATTTGGCTGAAATACTTAGATTACAAAAATTAATTGAAGAACACACATTAGCGAAAACAAAATTAACTGAAAAGCAGCTAAAAGAATGCTATAATACAAAGAAAGATTGGGTTTTTACGACCAAAGAAGCAATATCATATCAAATAATAGACGAAATAATATAAAAAATGAAAACAGAAACACTAGAAATCTTTCAAAAGATCAGAGATTGGGCACAAGACAAAGGCATTTACGATAAAGGAGATGCTAAAACTCAGTACATTAAATTACAAGAAGAGGCAGGAGAATTAGCAAAGTCTATATTAAAAGCAGACGAAGAAGAGTTTGTAGATGCTATCGGAGATTGCGTAGTAGTACTTACAAATCTTGCCAAACTCAAAGGCTACAACATAGAAGACTGTATTAATTCAGCTTACGAAGTAATTGCTAAGAGAAGAGGAAAAATGGAAAACGGTACGTTTGTCAAAGAGGCTTAATATGGAAAAGCAAAAAAAACTTGATTCAGTATTTTTAAACATGGCAAAAGAAGTATCCACGCTTTCTTATTGCGTTAGAGCTAAAGTTGGTAGCGTTATCGTTAAAAGCGGTAACGTTATCAGCTTTGGTTACAATGGTACTCCGAGTGGATCTGACAACTGTTGCGAAGAGGAAGTAGATGGAAAATTAGTCTCAAAACAAGAAGTACTTCACGCCGAATCTAATTCTGTACTTAAAGCAGCAAGAATGGGATTTTCTACAGACGGTGCCACCATGTATGTGACTCTTTCACCGTGCAGAGATTGCGCGAAACTTATTTTGCAATCTGGAATAAAAAGAGTTGTATATTTAGAGCTGTTCTCTAGAGATAATGGCAGCGTAGATTTTTTAAAACAATTTATACAAGTAGAAAAATATGATTTACAGTAATGCAACTCAAGCGTTTGAGTCTCTATATAATAGAATAATATTTCATGGAGAAGATTTTGCATCCACAAAAGCAATATTCAACGAATCCTTTTCAATCCTCCACCCAGAGGATAATATTATCACTACTCCCGAAAGGAAATTCAATCAAGGCTATGCAGAATACGAATGGAATTGGTATCTTACGGGAAATCGTGATGCAACTGAAATTTCAGAAAGAGCTAAAATATGGAAAAATATGATGGTGCCTGGTACCTCTAACGTAGTTTCAAATTATGGATATTTTTGGAACTACAACGATCAATTAAATAGAACTATTAAAGAAATAAAAAATAACAGAGAAACAAGACGGGCTATAATAGTACATTATAATTTAGATGAATTAGATTTATATAAGTACGATACGCCTTGTAATGTTGCTCTTAATTTTTACATAAAAGACGATAAGCTACATCTAACAATATTCGCAAGAAGTATAGATTTATGGATGGGTTTTTGTAATGATCAATATTGTTTTTCTAAATTGATGGAAAGAGTATCTCAAGAGACGGGCTACAATGTAGGAAAAATGAATTGGATGATTACTAATATTCATTTGTACGAAAGACATTTGAATAAAAATATACATTAATATACTTAAATCACCGAAAAAATAATTTTTTTCTTATCCTGATAATTAGTATATTTACATAAATAAAAGTTATGATCGCAACAAAACATTCACGAGAGTTCTTAGAACAACAGCTATCTAAGCTAACACCAAAGAAATATAATAAATTTACTTGGTGGCGCCGCTACGAAAATCGCCAAACTTTACCAGACAAAGCTCCTCTATACGACAAAATAGTAAACGGAGATTACGAGCATTCTGATTACTTCTATCAAGCGGAGATGGAGAATTATTTACTGCACGATAAGATTGTGCACATAAAATACTACGAAGATCAATTGGACGATCGAAGTCTATTTGGTGCTAGATGGAAAAGACTAATTGACGATTATCAAAAAGACGAGAAAGAAATTTTATCGAAGATGAAAAAAGATTTCAAAGCTACTTTCAATATTCTTCCTCAAGAATTGGAGGCTATCATGGAAGACTTTGATGGCACAACATTGGAACTGTATACTTACGTTAAAAAAATTACTAAAGCTCGTAGAGAACAAAACTAATAATCATGTATAAATTAAAACAATTTTTTAAGAGTCTATATAACGTATATAGATGGTTACCTATTATTTGGAAAGATAGAGATTACGACTATTTTTATATTTTCGAAGTATTAAAATTCAAAATAAAAAATCAAATCAACTATCTAAAAGTAGAAGGCCATCATCAAGAAGATAAGTTTGACATCCAAAGGATGGAGACTTGCTTGAAATTGATAGAAAGAGTACAAACTGATTATTATCAGGACGAATACGGTGAATATTTAGAATCTAATACTAATTATTTAGAAATTGAACCAACGAATAATTCTGGAAAATTAGACATGTATTTTAGTAAGTATTCTAGATCGTATAAGATTGTTAAAAGCGCCGAGAATCTTAAGTTTTCTGCAAATACGAAATATGGAATCGCTATTAATATAGGGCATATAAATCACGCAAAAGCAGTAAGAGTGTTATTTAAATTACTAGAAAGAAATATTGAAAAGTGGTGGAGTTAATTTGTACTTTTATACTCGCACTTATAATTTTCAAAGTACTGAGAAAAATATCTAATTTGATTAAATTATTAAAACAAAAATTATGAAAAAATACATCAATGTTATTTTAAGTTTAGCTTCAGTTGGGCTATTATTAATTACAATACATGGCCAAGATAAACAAATCAGGGCATATAAATCAGAGAAAGCATCTGTTGACTCTTTATATAAACAGAGCGAAGACACAATAGATTCTTTAAAGCAAGAATTGTTTGATACTCGTACAGAGTTAGGCAGATATGAACTAACTTTACAGCACGTAGTAGAAACAGATCCAAAAAGAGCAACAGAATTGCAAAACTTCTTGGACAAAGAGACAGAGTAATAAAAATTTTTTAACTAAATTTTGTAGAATGAAAAAAATAATATTACTTATTGCTTTAACGTGTTTAACCGCTAAATGTTTTACGCAGCCTCCAGCAATGACAATATCAAACGATAGTATTACTGTTAACGATTTAGAAAAGGCAGTTTATTCTTTGCCTTTTAAATTTAAAAAGATAGTAATAGCTCAAGCTGTGCTTGAAACTGGCTGGTTTAAATCAAAGAACTTTAAGCTTAATAATAATTTATATGGTATGAGAGTGCCCTATAATAGAATGACTACTGCTGATACATCTATTAATGGTTACGCTCACTATAAAAAATGGGAAGAGAGCGTTATAGATTATTTTTTAATGGCTTCGGTTAGAAACGATATTGAAAAAATTACAACAGAGCAAGGCTATTACAACTATTTAGATTACATATACAGCGAAGTTGGACCAAGTTATTCTTCTCAATTAAAAGACATTATAAAACGTCTTAAGTTAGATGATTTGGATAACGAATCAAAAGGAATATATCATGCAAAAAAATTAGTTAAAAAGAGAAAAGTAAAGCCACGTAAGAGAAAAATTAAATATCGTAGATAACGAAGTAATCGATATTTATATGCATGAATAGAGACCTTACCATAGTTATTCCGTGTAAAAATGAAGGTCATGGCATCGTAGATGTTATAAAGTTAATTACGAGGCAAAGATTGGACTGTCAAATTATTATAGCTGATTCATCAAACGATGATACATTCAACTTAATACATAATTACAGATCTAGATCATTGCATGTAATAAGAATAGTAGAAGGCGGATTACCCTCTGTCGCTAGAAACAATGGAGCGAAGTTGGTAACTACTCCGTACGTCTTATTTTTAGATGCAGACATATATTTAAAAGATAAAGATATACTTAAGAAGTGCTTAGACATTGCTAAAAAAGGCGATTACGATCTAGTAACATGTAAGTTTAAAGTTTTAGGTGGTAAATTTAATTGGGTCTATAGGGTGTTTGATATTATTCAATTCGTAAGCTCTAAAACAAAACCTTTTGCTATAGGCGGATTTATGCTATTTAAGACAGAGACTTTTAATAAATTAGGAAGATTTAATGAAGAAGACAAAGTTGCTGAGGACTATCATCTCAGTTCGAAAGTTGCGCCCAAGAAATTTAGAATCGTTAATTGTTATGCATATACTAAGAGCAGAAGGTTTGATAAAAAAGGTGTATGGTATATGATTAAGTTAGCGTATCATTCTTTTTTAAATAGGAATAACGATGATTGGTTTAAACAAGATCATAATTACTGGACATGACTAAATACAAAGCAATTATCGTATCTGACTTACATCTAGGTACAAAAGATAGTAAGGCCAAGGATTTTATAGAATTCTTGGACTCTCATCCAACTGATCTTCTAATATTAAATGGTGATATAGTAGATGGTTGGGCTTTAAACAGAGGCTCTAAGTGGAAGAAACAGCATACAAAAGTTATTTCTAAGTTGTTGAAAATTTCTAATAAAACCAAGATAGTTTGGATCAGAGGCAATCACGATGAGTTTTTATCAGAGTTCGTTGGTTCACATTTTGGCAATATAGAAATTAGAGAAGACTACATTATAGAAACCATACAGTGGACTGAAAATGATAAGTACGATAAGAAAAATTATCTAGTATTTCATGGAGATATCATAGACGTCTTTATTACAAAATACAAATGGATCGCAAAGATAGGATCAATTGGTTACGACCTAGCGCTCTGGTGCAATAGGTGGTATAACAGATATAGAGCTTGGAGAAAATTACCGTATCAATCTATTTCAAAAGATATAAAGGCGAGCGTAAAAGCTGCTACTAATTATATCAATGATTTCGAAATTACGGCTATACAAATGGCCAAAAAAAGAGGCTGCTACGGAGCGATATGCGGCCATATACATCAACCTTCAGATATGACTATTAACAACAATCGATACATAAACTCTGGAGATTGGGTAGAAAATAGAACGGCGATTTTAATGGACTGCAATAATAAATTTACTTTATTTCATTTCCAATAATGTATATTTATAGATATGAAAAAACTATTAATACTATTGGGTGCATTATTATCAACTGTAATAATCTCCTATTCGCAAGAAGATACGATTCGTATCAAACATACAAATTACACAACAGTGTACTCTAAATCTTTAAAGTATCCTGTATTAGTAGAATGGTATACGACAAAAGCAAAAGTAGCATGCACTACGCCATTACCAAGAAAAGACCAATTCGCACCAGATCCTCTCCTTCCTAAGGAGACAAACTTGGCTAAAGATTATATAGGATCGGGTACAGATCGTGGCCATATGTGTCCAGCAGCTGATAATGAGTGTTCTGGCCACGAAGTGCTTACTGAATGTTTTTATTTTTCGAACATGGCTCCCCAATACCACTCCCTTAACGCTGGAGATTGGAAAAGTGTCGAGACGTTATCCCGCGACCTGGCCATTAAATACGATTCAATTCATATTTGGGCAGGGTCTATTGGTGTGGCAAAAACACTCGGTGTTGATAAAGTTGCTGTTCCCACAGAGTGTTGGAAAGTCATCTATATTATCAAGACGAAAGAATGGATGGCGTTCGAATTCAAAAACACATCTGATAAGCCAACAGGCCTACATTCTCATGAAGTGACAGTAGCAGATATAGAAAAATTAACAGGTTTTAAATTCAATTAAAATAATTAACAATGAGAGTATTATACTTTTCAGCAAAATGGTGTGGCCCTTGTAAAGCATTCAAGCCAGTATTAGAACAGACATCTGCAGAATTATCGGTTCCTGTTCAATGCATAGACGTAGACACAAACGGTAATGCAGCACAACAATACGGTATTAATGCAGTGCCGACTCTTTTGATAGTGAATCCTAATACTGGCCAAGCTATAAAGAGACACTCTGGAGCAATGAGTAAATCTGCTTTAACACAGTTTTTATCTTCTGCTAAGTAGTCTACATATTTATTTAAAAATATACTGACCATGAGCGATAAAAATTCAATGACGTTTAAAGAGTGGATAATCGACCTTTTTAAAGACGAAAGAGGTGCAATTTCAATTAAGCCCGTAGTTGCGTTTATTGGATCTTTATTCCTATGCGGTACCATGCTATTAAACTCATTCAGTAAAGAGGACTTTAAACCTTCTGATAAATTAGTAGACGCAGTGATGGTAATTACTGCCATTGGTATGGGCGCAGATAGCTTAGATAAGTTTACAGCAAAAAAGAAGGATACTGAACAAACTACTGTATCATAAATTATAACCAATCAAAAAATTATGAAAACTATTGTTTCGATTTGCGTAGGAGTTTTGTTATTTTTATTGTTGACTATTGTAATGTATAGTTGCACTCCTACTAAAGTAGTAGAGACTGTTATTACAGATAGTACTGGTAAACAAGTCAAAGTGAGGACTAAATACTACGATCAATCTCCTACTACTGTTGATTTGATAACGCCTCCTATATACAGGATTCCTTACTATCCTCTTAATAGACCAATAATCGTGTATCCTTTAACTCCAAGATTTTACTATCGTCCAATATACAGGAGAAGATATTAGTTGACCAAAGATTTTTATTTTTCTATCAAGCTTAAAAAGGCTATATTTTAATCCTTATATTATAGAAGACAAATGGAGCGTTGGTCAAGCGGCTAAGACGTATCCCTTTCGAGGATAAATGATGAGTTCGATTCTCATACGCTCTACTACTAAAATTAAAATCTATGGATGTCGCAGTAAAATGTATCAAAGCAGATGATACCAATATCTTAGTAGAGGATGCTATTTATTGGGTTAAACACATTACCAATAAAGGAAACTATACACTAATGGAGGTTGATCCTCCGCAAGGCTTCAATTGCTTTGATAAGTACAGATTCGAAATAGTAGACACTCTAGAATTAATCCAAGACGATTATTTGATCAATTAAAAAAATATTATGATATTTACTTGTTATTATACCATATGCATTATTTACTGTTGTTTTCGACTAATCAAAAAATGGAGATACCAAGATGATATTGGAGGAAATTTTTTGGAGCTCTTAATGGTATTGTGTATAGGTTGGATTTTATGTCCAATTGATTTTGCTATTATATCCTATAAACATTTATATCGTACGAAGAATTAGACTAGAAAGATTATAGTTAGAGCGTAATTGCGATTGAGCCTTAGCAACTGGATATTTATATGCGTATGATACAATCAATGCTGCAACTTAATCCTACTATTCCTATAGTTAGAAAGAGCGATGGAATGAAAGGTTACGCTTACGCTATTATTGATTATTCTCAAGAGCATTACGTATACTTTGTCTGTGGGTTGGATAACGGAGATATATGGGTACTAAGCAATAGAGACGTATCTTTACAGAATAATGTAAGTTTGTCTAGATCCGTAGAATAATTCTATATATATACTAAGCCACAATTCAGCATATTTATAAGAAATAATTCAACCATTATGGCACAATTTAATATATCCAATCCTAACTATGGGTTCAGTGGAACATCATTAGCTGACGGAGGATATTCATTACACACTCAACCTTCAGAGAAAACGGCAGATAACTTTGGCCGTCAAAAAGTAACAATCCACCAAAACGTATACGAGGCTGACTTTGAATACGGTCCTCAACCTTTACGTTGGGAAGCATTAACGTATGGCTCTGCATCTATAGTGCAAGTACCTAGTTTAGGTGGCGTAGTAATGCAAGTTGGTACTGGATCCAATGATTTGGCTATTCGTCAATCTAGACCTTATCATAGATATCAACCTGGTAAGACGATGTATATGTCTGCAAACGCCAATTTTGGAGGCCCAGTAATTGGTAACTATCAAAGAGTCGGTTTTTTCGATGATTCAAACGGAGCTTTCTTTGAACAAGGTTTAACTTCTTCTTTGAATCCTCAAGGTATGTACGTTTGTTTACGTTCAGACGCTAGTTTAACTGGATCTTTACCAGTAACTACAAAAGTATCCTTGGATCAATGGAATGGAGACGTTAACTTCGCAAAAAATATTAACTGGGCAACTGTTCAGATGATTTGGATCGAATACGCTTGGTACGGGGCTGGCACAGTTAGATTCGGTGTCACAGCAAATAGCGAACAATACGTATTACACACATTTAATACAGCAAATATAGCTCAAGGCCCTTGGTCTAGAACGGGTAATTTACCAGTTAGATACGAAGTAAGAAACAGTGGATCAATTGGTCAAACAATTGCAGCACCTACTACTTTCGTGCATTATGGAGTATCTGTTGTAGTTGAAGGCGGTCGAGATGCTCAAAGAGGTTTTACTTACTCTTACGGAATTAATCCTCAAACTCCAAGAGGTAGATCAGTACCAGCTGGATCTTTTAGATACCCTGTTTTATCGATTCAAAATAGACCTATGGGTACTCAAGAGTACACACAAGCTACAGCAGCAATTACTTCTGCAACAACATCTAGTATTACTGTAGCAGGAACTCCATGGACAACAAATCAATGGCTTGGTAAATTCGTATACTTCCCGACTGGATCTCAAACTGCTCGTGTTATCAGTAACACAAACAATACACTCAACTTTATTGATGTTGTTACTGGTCTTCCTATGACTCAATCGGCTCAAATAGCAGGTAGTCAATATACTATTGGTCTTGTAAATAGAGGCCAAATTTTACCTTTAAGCTTAGTAATTTCAGCTGATAATCTTTGTACAGTAGAGTTGATTTCAAGTATTCCAAATAATCCAGTAATATTGACAGGGTCTAACTTTGTACCTATGAATACACTAGGATCTTCTAACTCTTTTGCGCTAAGGGATATCTCTGCAACTGGACTTAATTCTGGTAGCGGTGAGGTTGTATATGCGTTCGTCGCACCAGCTGGTGGATCTGGCTTACAAGTGTTTGATTTATCGAACTTTTTTCCTCTATACAACACAATTAGAGGTAACTTGCCCGATATTTTAACTGTCGCAGTAAGTACAGCTACTACCGGATCTAGTATTGGTTGTCACTTTGTTGGTCAAGAAGCAATGTCTTAAGATAGATTATCAAAATAAAATGAAAAGGAGCTCAATAGCTCCTTTTTTTATGCACATATAATTTATACTTTACAGAGTGGTATCAAGATTGTATATTAATCGTATTAAACAACATAAATAATATGAGACCAGTACCACCACAAAAGCAGATAGACATAACAAAGACTACTGCTATGCAATGTGACAATTGTCAACACGCTGTATTTAATGCAGGCCTTTTACTTCGTAAAGTGAGTAAATTCGTTTCTTTAGACGGAAAAGATGGAGTGCTACCGCTTCAAACATTTTACTGCGTTAAGTGTGGCCATGTGAACAAAGATTTTTATCCAGTAGAACTAATAGTAAAAGATACAAATGAGCAATAAAGAAATTACGAGAGAAGTACCAAAGACAGATTCAATTGTTGATTCCGTTGTTGACAAGTTTATTAACAGAGCCAGTTTTGGAAAGAAGAAGTATAATACTGATTTAGATAGAGAAGATGTAACTTTATCTGAGTGGTTAACTCATCTACAAGAGGAATTAATGGATGCTGTTAATTATATAGAAAAAATAAAAAGAGTAACAAGTAGTTAAAAATAAGTTATGCCCAAAAGAGAATCTACTATAAATTATGCTTACCAAAAATCAGTATCGTATTCTCAGTACTCTATGTATAAGCAATGTAATTTTAGGTGGTACCTAAATTACGTAAAAAAGCAACGAGTATTTAAACCGTCTATTCATACTTTGTTTGGGACGAGTTTTCACGAAACTATTCAAGAGTATTTACGATTGATGTATGAAGAATCTGTTAAAAAATCTGAAGAATTCGATTACGAAACTTTTCTTAAAGAGCGTATGGTAATTAACTATAAAGAAGAGCTCGAAAAGAACAAGGATCAGCATTACGTTAATAAAGAAGATTTTAATGCATTTATTCAAGACGGTATCAATATAATATCTTGGCTTAAAAAGCATAGAAAGAAATACTTCACTACTAAAAAGGTAAAATTAGTTGGTATAGAGGTTCCAATGGAGCAATACATAGTCGAAGATATTCCCAATGTAATTATGCAAGGTTACATAGACATTATATTCTACGACGAAGACTTAAAAATTTATATAATCATTGACTTTAAAACAAGCACATCTGGGTGGAAAGATTCTGATAAAAAGGACGATGTGAAACTTAGTCAATTGCTACTATACAAACACTTTTATTCTAGAGCTTTAAAGATCTCTCATGAAGAAGTAGAAGTGATGTTCATGGTAGTAAAAAGAAGGCCTTTTATAAGCGAAGACTTTCCGACTCATTGGGTTCAAGAAATAAAACCAGCTCAAGGAAAAGCTAAGCTAAAAAAAGCCGTGCAAGAGTTCGAAGCATTTATACGTGACTGCTTTACTCAAGACGCAAAGTATATTGATAAAGAATATGCTAAGAACTTAGAAGGTTGTAAATTCTGTGAATTCAAGGATAATCAAGAAATTTGCTCTAGGTCATAACTATTTTGTATATCTAGATATATTTACGCATTTATGTAGATATTTATAGAAAACAAAACAACATTATTATGACATTAGCAAAATCAAAAAAGGCGACTACTTCCTTGAAGATCCCTGAGACACTTTATAAGGACTTTAAAGTAACATGTATAAAATCTAAGATGAACTTACAAGAGGTTGTAGAAAGAGCCCTGTATCTCTATATGACTGATGAGGACTTTAGAAAGACTATCTACAATCAAATTAACACTTATTACACTGGGTCAGAAAATCCAGGTCTAATAAAATAAAAATCAAATTAACGTTATGATAGAAAGTTATATTCCGCAAAAAGATAGGAAGAAAATCCTACTACTTTGCGATGATATTAGAATGACGAGCGGGATATCCACTATGGCAAGAGAAATAGTAGTAAGCACGTCTCACATATTTAACTGGGTAAATTTAGGTGGAGCTATCAATCACCCTGATCAAGGCAAAAGATTGGATATTTGCGAAGACACTAATAATATTTTAGGAATAGATGATTCTTCTGTATTTATATACCCTATAAACGGTTATGGTACCCAAGAGTTGGTAAGGAATCTAATTCAGGTGGAAAATCCAGATGCGATCATGATATTTACTGATCCTAGATATTGGGTGTGGTTGTTTCAAATGGAAAACGAGATCAGAAGAAAGATACCAATTATTTATCTTTCAATTTGGGATGATTTACCAGCTCCGTTATATAATGCATCTTACTACGAATCTTGTGATACACTTTTATGTATATCTAAACAAACTAAGATCATTAATGAACTCGTATTGGGAGAGAAGATCAAAGATAAAATTTTTAAGTACGTTCCTCATGGAATCAACGAGAAGCACTTCTTCCCGATCAACGAGTTCATGACAGAGGACTACGCCAAAGTGCAGGAGTTAAAGACCAAAATATTCAAGGGCAAAGAGTACGAGTTCGTCTTATTCTACAACGCAAGAAATATCAGACGTAAGTGCGTATCTGATTTGATCGCTGCATGGTCTTCTTTTTGCGATGAGATCGGAGCCGAAAAAGCAAGCAAGTGCATGTTGTTAATGCACACTCAACCGATGGACGAGAACGGTACGGATTTACCAGCAGTGGTTAATTTACTTTGTTCTGAGGACCACAAGAACATAATCATTAACGACGATAGATTACCGGTCGATCAGATGAATTTAATGTACAACTTGTGCGACGCAGTTGCTTTAATATCTTCTAACGAAGGTTGGGGATTGAGTTTAACCGAAGGCATGATGTGCGGAAAACCCATCATCGCTACGGTAACTGGCGGTATGCAAGATCAGATGAGATTCACAGACGATAACGGAAACTGGTTCACACCTTCCAAAGAAATACCGTCTAACCATTTTGGTACGTACAAGAATCATGGCAGTTGGGCGTTCCCAGTATATCCAAGCAACATGAGTTTGGTTGGGTCGATTCCCACTCCTTACATCTGGGACGATAGAGCGGACTTTAGAGACATTGCTGAACAAATCGGTCGAGTGCACGAATTGAAAACGGCCAACCCAACTCAGTACGAAGAAGTGTCCAAAGCAGCTCGCGAATGGGTGTCTTCAGACGAATCTATGATGAGCACAAGATGGATGTCCAAAAACGTAATCGAAGGAATCAACGAAACGTTCGATAAGTTTACGCCAAGAGCCAAGTTCGAGTTCTTTAAAGTAGAGTCGTTAAAACCTAAAAGCATTCCTCACCCTTTAACATATTAATAAGTTTATGAAACAATACGCAGTTATATCGTGTCCTTTAGACACATACTCAGGATACGGAGCCAGATCGAGAGATTTCGTAAAGGCCCTGTACGAATTAAAGAAAGACGAGTGGGACATAGAAATCCTACCGCAGAGATGGGGCTCTACTCCATGGGGTTACATCTCTGACAACGAAGAAGAGTGGGGATGGGTAATACCTTTGTTCAACACGACAGGCCAATTGAAGAAGCAACCCGACTTCTGGTGCCAAGTTACTGTGCCCAATGAATTTCAACCAATCGGTAAATTTAACTTAGGAGTGACAGCAGGAATAGAAACTACGCTTTGTCATGCTAGTTGGATAGATGGAGTTAATAGAATGAATTTGACTTTAGTATCTTCTGAACATGCTAAAAATGTATTTCAACAGTCTACTTTTGTAGAAAGTAATCCTCAAGGTCAAAAAGTAAGGGACATTAAGTTAGAAAAGCCAGTAGAAGTCTTATTCGAAGGAGCTGATCTAAATAAGTATTTTTTCATAGAAGACGAGAAAATACCAGATACAGATCTAGTAGCAACATTGGATACAATCAAAGAAGATTTTAATTATTTGTTAGTAGGTCATTGGTTGCAAGGTGACTTAGGAGAAGATAGAAAGAATATAGGTTTGACTATAAAAACTTTCTTAGAGACTTTCAAGAACAAAAAAAATAAACCTGGGTTGATATTAAAGGTATCTGGAGGTGGAGCTAGTATTATGGACAGGGATGCTACATTAGAAAAGATAGACAAGATCAGAAAGACAATTGACTCTAAAGACTTGCCAAACATATATCTAATTCACGGAGAACTAGACGACCAAGATATGAACTATCTTTACAATCATGGTAAAGTTAAAGCAATGGTAAGCTTAACAAAAGGCGAAGGCTTTGGTCGACCGTTATTAGAATTTAGCCTATCTAAAAAACCAATCATTGTTACAGCTTATTCTGGCCATATAGATTTCTTGTTTATAGAATACGTTTCTATGGTAGGAGGACAAGTAACCCAAATTCACCCTTCAGCTGTAGTAGAAAATATGTTAATTCCAGAGTCTGGATGGTTTTCTCCAGACATTAAGCAAGTGGAGTTTTATTTGAGAGATGTATTTGAAAAATACTCTAAATATCAAGAAAAGGCAAAACAGCAAGCTCATAAATCAAAGACTATGTTTTCTTTTGATGAGATGAAGAATATGCTAGCCATCTATTTAGATAGAGTACCTAAACAAGTTGGATTGACTTTACCTAAGCTCAGGAAGATTGAATTACCGAAACTTAAAAAAGTAGAAGATGACAAGTAAAGAATTTGTTTTTCACGATATTTATAATAAAATAGAATGGAAAATTATAGAAAAATCTGGAAAGATCACAACGGAGCTATTCCATTAGACGAAAATGGAGTACATTATGATATTCACCACATAGATGGAAATAGAAATAATAATTCAATAGAAAATTTAAAAGCGGTTTCGATACAAGAACATTACGACATACACTACAAACAACAAGATTGGAATGCGTGCATATTAATAAGACAAAGATTAAATTTATCTAAGGATGAAATAAAAAAAATAAACCAATACGCTGCGGAAAAAAGAAAAGGCATAGCGTGTCCTGAAGATACTAAGAAAAAAATAAGTAAGACCTTAATTGGAAAAAAACACTCTAAAGAAAGAATAGATAACATAATGAAAGGTCGAATGGAAGGAAGTTATTTAGGAAAAGGCGCTTATAAAAATAAGGGAATTAAAAAAAATAATGGTAGAACTGGTATAAAACATTCAGAAGAGGTTAAGAAAAAAATGAGTGAAGCAAAAAAAGGAAAGCCTCAACCTGATGTTTCTAAAAGATTTAAAGGGATACGACTATCTAATTCGCATAAAGAAAAACTTAGCGTTCCTAAAACTGAAGAAACAAAAAAGAAAATAAGTGAAAGTAAAAAAGGAAAACCTTGGAGTGAAGCACGAATATTAGCTCAAAACCAAAAAAAATTAAAAAAAATTTTATGACCTCACAACAATTTATTTTATGGCTTCGAGGATTCACTGAAGGAGTTCACGAATACAACGTGACTCCTAAACAGTGGACCTTATTAAAAGAAAAGTTGGCCGAAGTTAAGGACGAACCAACGTATTTGTCTCCGATTGAAACGCGTAATCCATATAGTACTCCGTATAAATACGATCCGTATAGAGTATATTGCGGTGATGCAGGTACCGGAACCCCAACTCCAGGATTCGGAGTAACAGCCGGATACATAAGTCCCGTAACGAATACCACTCCACCGTACACAATAACTTCAGCGTCCTCTTTTCCAGGCACAATAACAACTACACAAGGGTACGATATGACTACTTTTGCTACATCAGGTAGTAACATCACATTTACAACAAACGGTAGTCCTAATTGGTACTCTACGTATTTTAACGATTTAAAACCAGACGACAATGATAGATAGTACATTAATGATGTGTCCTTTGTGCAGACAAGACGAGTGCTGCAACATAGAACCGATCAATGAGTTTCACAATAAGTACTCTTGCGTGGCTTGCGGATTCGAAACAAACGACTTGATGAGAGAAGGAGAGTTCGACTTCGAAACTTATGAATCAGACGATGCTTTTCCAATGTTATATAAAGACATAAAGAGAACAGACGAAATACACAGAGTCTGGTACCCAATGACCATAAACATAAAGGGCAAAGGCACAGTGTACGCATTCGGTCACAACGTAAAAGACTGGCAGTGGAGAGCGACCAAAAGTGTTCCTTTAACTAAAGCAGAGTTGAAGTTACCAAAGTACAAAGGCCAGACTCACAAATCTGACACGTCTTCAACTCAAGATTTTGGTAAAGATTTCTTCGAAGCATGTGATTACATTCAAATATTTGACATATGAGTAAAGCAACAATCAGCTACGCAGTGACAGCCTGTAACGAATCAGTAGAATTAGATAGATTATTATACCAATTACTAAAATACGCTGACCTGAGTGACGAGGTGATCGTCCAGACAGATTCAGACAACGTTACTGAAGAAGTTCTAAATGTAATAGAGCAGTATAAAACACAATTTCCAGAAGGGTCATTTAAGTCTATCTCTATGCCTTTGAACAAAGATTTTGCGCACTTTAAAAATAATTTAAAATCTTACTGTAAAAAGAATTATATTTTTTTCATAGATGCTGACGAATATTTGTCTTCTCCTCTAATTCAACATTTGAAAGAAGTACTAGAGGCGAATCCTAATATTGAATGCATTCATGTGCCTAGAGTAAATACAGTAGATGGATTAACAAAAGAGCACGTTTTAAAGTGGAAATGGCAGTTAAACGATAAAGGCTACGTTAATTGGCCAGATTATCAAACTAGAATTTGTAAGAATAACGATAAGATAAAGTGGGAAGGCAAAGTTCACGAAAGACTATGTGGATGTAAAATTTATACTTATTTACCTGACGAAGACGAAACTTGGGCTTTATTTCACCCTAAAGATATCGAAAGGCAAGAAAAACAAAATAGTTTATACGACACTATATGAGTAAAGAATTAGTTATAGCGGCTTATGATAAATACTTAGATTGGCTAAACAATATAGAAGCGTCTACAAAAGTTACTGTCTATAGAAAGGGAGATGAAATTCCACAGAGAGACGATGAAATCAAAATAGAATTAAATAGAGGTAGATGTGTACATACTTTCTTTAATCACCTATATATTAATTATGATAATTTGGCTGATATCACGTATTTTGCTCAAGATTATCCTTTTGATCATTGGGAAGATATAGTACAAGTAATCAACTCTAATACACAAGAGGCAAGATGTCAATTAAATATAGGAGGGTATTATGGATTTCATTTCAATACTATAACTGTGCCATCTTCTTTAGGAGGTCGAATGTGGAATTTAAGTTCATCTAAACATCATGATAATGGAAACATATTAGTTTGTCAAAATAATGGATATCCTCAAGATACTAATCCCAATATTAATGTAGATAAATACTGGAATTTGTTATTCGCAGATGAAAAACCTAATTATTATGAATTTATACCTGGAGGACATTTTGCTATTACGAAAAAACATGCTAGATTAAGATCTAAAGAATTCTATAAAACAATATGTGATTTATTGTTGGATAATGTTAATGCTCCGTGGAATATCGAAAGATTAGAATGTTATATATTTAACCCAAAATACAAATGATAAAATTAGAAAACATACAACAATTAGTCGGTAATCATGTAGCACCTTATATTTACAATGCGAAGAACTTCATTCCTGGTATTACACCAATTTATTATAGTGGTCCATACTGGGATAACAAAGAAACTGAAGCAGCTATTGAAAGCTTTTTAAATGGTAAATGGATTACTACTGGAGAAAAAGTTTATAAGTTTGAGAATAGATTTAGTAAAAGATTTAATGTTAAGCATTCTCACATGGTAAATTCAGGAAGCTCAGCAAATTTAATTTTGATCGCCGCGCTAAAGAGAAGATTCAATTGGCAAGATAACGATGAAATTATTGTGTCTCCTGTAGGATTTGCTACAACAGTATCAGTATTGTATCAACATAGATTAAAACCAGTATTCGTTGATATAGAGTGGGATACACTTAACTTTGATTTGGATCTAGTAGAATCAAAGATCACCGATAGAACAAAAGGCATATTCATCTCTCCTGTATTGGGTAACCCACCAAATATGGACAAATTAGTTGAATTAGCAGAGAAGTACAATTTAAAATTGATTGGAGATAATTGTGATAGTTTAGGGTCAAAATGGGAAGGTAAATATTTGAGCGAGTATTACACGGCCTTTTCTAATTCGTTCTACCCAGCGCATCACATATCAACTGGAGAAGGTGGAATGGTTTGTTCTAACGATGATGAGTTAAAGAAATTATTTGTCAGTCTTAGTTGGTGGGGTAGAGATTGTTACTGTATTGGATCTGCTAACTTATTACCATGTGGCACTTGTGGTAACAGATTTGATAAGTGGTTAGATAATTACGATGGAGTAATTGATCACAAGTATGTATTTAGTGAAATGGGGTATAATCTAAAACCGCTAGATTTACAAGGTGCAATTGGATTAGAGCAATTAGAAAAGCTTGACATAATGGAACAAAAAAGAAGAGACGCTAAAATTAGAATAGAGAAAATATTTACAGACAATATTACTAATTTAAGAACTCCGAGTAAATTAGAAAAGGCAGATCCTTGTTGGTTTGGTACTCCGTTTATTTGCGAAGAAGCGGGATTGAAACATCGGTTAGTTGCACACTTAGAAGCGAATAAAATTCAAACAAGAAACTATTTTGCAGGAAATATCCTATTGCACCCAGGATATGCATTCTTAGATGATTATAAAAATTATCCTGAAGCGAATAAAGTATTGGATAAGGTGTTTTTTATTGGAGCTGCCCCGCATTACACAAACGAAGTATTTGAATATATTGAAGAAGTTGTAAAAAAATTTAAATAATGATTGAAATATTTGGTGGCACTGGGTTTATAGGATCTAAATTTTATAGCAGATATAGCAATGAGTGTAATATTGTAGCAAAAAATGAATTAGAGGTACCACAAGATTCGGCTATTCTATACTTAATTAGTACAGTTGATAATTACAATGTGTTAACTGACCCATATATAGATATTAATACGAACCTAATTCATCTGATGAAAGTGTTGGATGCAAATAAAAATAAAAATATTACATTTCATTTCGTTAGCTCATGGTTTGTGTATGGAGAAGTTGACTTGCCAGCGAAGGAGAATTCTTGCTGTAAACCGAAGGGATTTTATTCTATCACTAAATTAGCTGCAGAGCAACTAATAGAATCTTACTGTAAAACTTTTAAGATTAAATACACGATAACACGACTAGGTAACGTAATTGGAAATGAAGATAGAAAAATATCTAAGAAGAAAAATGCTTTACAGTACTTAATAGATGAAATGAAAAATAATCGCGACATAAAGCTTTATGACTCTGGATTATTTTACCGAGACTTTGTACACGTTGATGACGTAATCTCAGGATTAAGATTTATTATAGATAATGGTATTGGCGGAGAGATTTATAACTTAGCTTCTGGAGCTAAGCCTATATTGTTTAAAGACATTATAATGTACATACATCAAGAATTAAATTCATGCAGCAATATTGGACAAATGATACCTACAGAATTTCATGATATAGTGCAAGTGAAAAACATGTATTTAGAATGCAGTAAATTAACTAATCTTGGATGGAAACCATCTAAAACAGTGTTTCAAGCAATAAAAGAAATATTATGATAAGTTATAAACAGATAGGAAAGCATGGTCGTCTGGGAAATCAATTATTTCAATTTGCATCTACTTATGGTATAGCAAAAAAATTAGGATATGATGTTAAATTTCCTATAGAAAATATTATAGAGCCATCTATAGAAGATTTTAAAGATGGAATAAGAAGGGAGATTACATTTGATGTGCCTAAATATTTTGAGATACCGCAAGATTTATTGTGTTCAATAAAAGAAATAAATACTAGATTCGAAGTTCAAGAACCTCAATTTCATTTTTTTGAAGAAATGTTTTCTATACCAAACGAAGCCAATTTAAATGGATATTTTCAAACAGAGAAATATTTTAAACACTGCGAAAAAGAATTGAGAAATATTTTAATGTTCAATGTATCAATATTAGATATAGCCACCAATTGTGTTATACCAAAAACAGATCTAGAATTAGTTTCAATTCATATGAGAGTGGGAGACTATATTGGACTTCAAGAATTTCATCCAATACTAACATCGGAATATTATTCTAAAGCACTTGAAACTTTTATTGATAAAGATTATCACTTTATTGTATTTTCTGATAACATAGAATACGCAAAGAGTATGCTAGGAGATCAAGATAATTTAACATATAGCATAAATAATTCAACAGAAGTGGATATGTGTGCAATGAGTTTATGCCATCATAATATAATTGCTAATAGTTCATTTAGTTGGTGGGCAGCGTGGTTAAATAATAAAGAATTTAAAAAGGTGGTGGCCCCTAGAAATTGGTTTGGACCAGCATATAGTCACAGCACAAAAGATTTATACCCTGAATCATGGATAGTAAAATAAAACCTTTTTTTAGTATAGCTATTCCAACGTGGTCTATTAACGGCAAAGGTGCAGAGTACCTAGAGCACTCATTTAACATAATAGCGCAGCAAAGCTTTATAGATTTTGAAGTCGTAGTATCAGATCACAGTGAAGATAAAGACATAGAAAATATATGTGAACTTTGGAAATCTATAATCAAGATAACGTACGTTAGAAATTCTTACGGTAGAGGTAAAATAGCCCCTAACCTAAATAATGTTATAAAACTATGCAAAGGAAAGTATATCAAAATATTATTTCAAGATGATTTTTTATATAATGTCGATTCTCTTGAGATAATATATAATTGTATACAATCATATCAAGATAAAAATTGGTTTATTAATGCATGTTGTCATACAGATGATTGTGTTACTATGTACGATAAAATGATTCCTTATTATCATGATAAAATTTATGAAGGTATCAATACTATTAGTTGTCCCACAGTATTAACTATTAAAAATCATAATGTACTTTTATTTGATGAAACATTAAATTGGTTAGTAGACGTAGAGTATTATAAACGTTTGTACGATAAGTACGGATATCCAGTTATAATAGAGGATATTTGTTCAGTTAATAGAAATGCTGAAGTAAGAACGACTACGATGACTACGGAAAAACAAAAGCAAGAAGAAGTATCAAGAGTAATAAAAAAATATGAAATTAGATAATGTAACAATAATAGCAGTAGATACAATCACAGCGGAGCAGTCATTAAAAGCAATAAGATACTCTTGTAGAGAGATAGAGTTTGGAGCAAAAAAACTAATAACTTCTCAAAATATTAAAGCTGATGATATAGAAGTTATAAAATGCGAACCTATAAATTACGTAGAATTCAGTCATTTTTGTATTTATAGACTTCACGAATATATAGACACGGAATTTGTTTTATTGATTCAGCCTGATGGATATGTAGTTAATCCTCATATGTGGACAGATGAATTCCTAGAATACGATTATATTGGAGCTCTTTGGCCTTTACCTAAAGATGATTTTTCTTTTCGTGATCAAGATGGTAATATACAAAGAATGGGTAATGGAGGCTTTACACTAAGAAGCAAAAAATTATTATCTGTTGCAAGTAATTTAAATCTAGAGTGGAAGTCATATCATGGATTTTATAATGAAGATGGATTTATTTGTTGTCATAATAGAAAGGCGTACGAATCAGCTGGATGTAAATTTGCTCCAATAGAAGTAGCGGCTAAATTTAGTCATGAAACAATGGTACCTGAAAATTATGGACACATTCCATTTGGATTTCATGGAAAAAACAATTATTATTATCAAATAACTCAAAAAAGTCTATAATGATTTATACATCTTTTCTTTTCGGTCAAGGATTCGGAAATCAATTAGCAGTCTACGTAACCACTAGAGCTATAGCCAAACGCAATGGTTACGAGTTTGGTTATACAGGCTTAGAAAACTTTGGAGATAGAAGATACAATGATAAAGGCATGTACTTCATGGATATAGATCTAGGTAAAGAAGTATTGGAGAGCGAGTATAACACTTACATTGAGAAAGAGACGAGAGTGAAATTCAATCACTCCCAACATGATGCCACTCACGGATGCGATATTAGATTAATAGATCAAGATCTATTAAATGTAGCAGATAATACTAAAATCATGGGTATCATGCAGGGTGAGGACTATTTTTGGGCCTACAGAGAAGAAATCAAAGACTGGTTGAAAGTTAAAACAGAGTTTGATTGTATGGACTATAGTGACAACGACATCTGTGTGCTAAACATCAGAGACTATGAAGAGGATCCTACGTTGTTCCTAGCTAGAGACTATTGGGTTAGGGCGATATATCACATGCTCAATCTGAATCCTAATATGCAGTTCTTGATTATCACAGAAAACCCTGATATGGCCAAGAGATTGTTACCAGAGTTGGCGGACAACGTATATCATTTCGATTTAGCCAAAGACTACTCGATAGTAAAGAACGCAAAGTGGTTAATTATATCTAATTCAAGTTTTGCATATTTTCCAGCATTCTGCTCAGATGCACACTTAATCATCGCTCCAAAATATTGGGCTAGACATAATGTTAGTAATGGATATTGGGCGTGTGGATATAATATAAGTCGTAAATTCACTTATATGGATAGATATGGACAATTACAATCTTATAAGGACGTGATGAGAGAATTTGAATTATATAAAAAAGAAAGCAAGATATATGGCTAGAGTATTCGATGTATTTACATTTTTTAATGAATTAGATTTATTGGAAATAAGACTAGAGATGTTGGATCCTTACGTGGATCAGTTCGTGTTAATCGAGTGTGCAGAGACTTTCTCGGGCAAGCAAAAGCCGTTGTACTTCCAAGACAACAAAGAAAGATTCTCAAAATATTTGCACAAAATATACCATCACGTAACTTACGATCCACCCAAATCTTTCGAAGATTTACAACAAAGGGTAGTAACAGCTAGACCTAATACGGATAAAGATATTAAGAATCTTTGGATTCAAGCATTAACCACTTCTAATGTACCCAAAGGCGAAGTGCATTGGCTTAAGGAGTTCTATCAAAAAGAAATGATACGATTCGCGATACAAAATGCTGGTGCAAAGAGCGATGATCTATGTTTTGTAGGAGATCTAGATGAAATATGGAATCCAGAACTAGATTATAGTAATGTAGATATAGATACAGTATATAAATTAAGACAGTTAGTATACGTTGGATATTTAAACAATAAATCTAATGAATCTTGGGCTGGTACTTTATTAACTAAATATTCTAATATAGAAGGTGCTTGTTTGAATCATTTAAGAACTCCTTCAAAGACAAAGTACACATATATAGACAATGCCGGTTGGCACTTTAGTTTTATGGGCGGAGAAGACAAAATGAAATTAAAGATCGAATCTTATGGTCATCAAGAATTTAATAACGACAGTGTAAAAAATCAAATGAAGAGCAACTTAGATTCTGGTAAAGATGTATTAGGTAGATCTGAATTCTATTATACATTAGACGAATCTCAATTACCTAAATACTTAATCGATAACAAAGAAAAATATAAACAATATTTTAAATGCTAACATTTTGCATACCAAGTAAAAATAACTTACGATACCTTAAATCTTGTATCAAGTCCATACAAGACAATTCCTATTACGAGAATCAGATTATTGTGTATGTAGATCAAGATACAGATGGTACAGTAGATTGGTTACGAGAGAACGATATTGAATTCATACAAAATCACGAAGAGACTCCAAAAGGAATTGGTTACGCCTATGATACAATGTTTTTAGAAGCTAAGTACGATTACGTAATAGCATTCCATGCAGATATGATATTAGGGCCAAACGCTGACAAGTATTTGTTTGATTTAAAAACAGACAACAATATTGTATGTGCAACTCGTATAGAGCCACCACTACATCCGCCAGGACAAGAAAAAATAATAATGGATTTTGGCATGTGGCCAGAGGATTTAAAGATAGATGAGTTTAACAAATTTGTAGAACAAAATAAAAGCGATAAGATAACCAAAAGTATTTTCGCTCCTTGGTTAATACATAAAAATCAGCATTTGGGACACGATCCTATATTTAGGTCTGTGTTTGAAGATGCAGACTTGTTTAGACGAATGAAGCTGACTGGATATGATCTAATTCAATCCTGGAGCGCTATGGTCTATCACTTGACTTGTAGAGGCGGACAGTTTGCTCACGCAGAAAAGATGGAGGATTTTAAAACAAAGAGCGAAGATTGGAATAAGAATAATACCATATCAATGTACGAATACATTAGAAAATGGGGAGGATTTTTAAAACAGACAGACACACTAGAGCCAATACCGAACATAAAATACAACATAGGACTAGAAATAAAGAATTGTAAGAGCGAACAGATATTGAGCGTAGAACCCTATTTCGATCACATTAAAGTAGAGGTAGATACCAAATCGTATTGCGATTACATGCAACCGTATACTTCATTTAACTTGAGTGAAAAGTTTGTGGATGAGTTGAACGACGACGTAATTCTTACTGTTGATTTTGAAGACATGATTAAACCAGAAAACATGTTTCAATCTCTAATCGGATCTTTGCAAGAAACTTTACATTACGATGCTGAAGATTTGGGCGTGTACGAATTGGGACCGTTTAAATTGAACGTAAAAAAGAAAGAACCAAAACAACCAAAATTAAAATTAAACTAAAAAATAAAAAAATGAGCATACTTAGAACAAAAGGCGATTTAGATATGAAAATGTATGGAAAATATAGAAACGACGCTATAAATCCAGACGAGTGGTTAAATGATACTAGACAAGACGAACCTGCATGGGTGCAAAGATATGAATACGAAGCTCATCTTATTAATACTTTATGTAAAGAAAAGAATTATAAAAAAATTTTAGAAATTGGTCCGGACCAGGAGTTTTAAGTCAAATTATTTTAAAAAATGATCCTGAATTAGATTATACTTTAATAGATAAAATACATGCAAAAAATATTTTTGAAAATAGAAATTATAAAGGCAATTTTATAGTAAGAGATTTGATGGATTCTTTCGATATTACAGGATTAGATACCGATTATGATTTAATCATCGCAAATGATTTTTTAGAGCATATCTCGAATCCTAGTGATGTTTTGTATAAAGCGGGATTAATAACTAAAGAAAAAAGCGGATTTTTTATATCGGTTCCTAATTGGAGAATGGGTCATGCATTTATTTATAGAGGTTTATTTGATTATGATAATTTTATTTATTTCGCAGATGGTCATGGATGGGTATCAACTTCAGTATTCGGTTCTCCATTGACATGTCAATACTCGCCAAAACTTTCTTCAGAAGAAGAATTACCAGATCAATTAATACAAAGTTGGAATTGGTATTTTTGTGCAGATAAAAAAATAGATTAAATTATGTTAAGAAGTTGTATCTTTATTAAAGATAGAAAGTTAGGGGAATTAACTATCTATAATAAACTTATTTGACCTACGAATCATTGATCATTCCCCGATCTTTGCTTCCTCTGGGTCCATTTTTATTTTATGAAATTAATTAAGATATATGTTAAACAAAGTCCACTAGGATTATTCTATTTAGGAAAAACTACTCTCAATAATCATGATAATTATTTAGGATCCTGCAAATATTGGAAGCTACATATAAAAAAACATAATTTATGTCCTAAAGATATCAAGACATGGATATTACATGAAACAGAGGATAGAGATGATCTAATTAAAATAGGACTATATTATTCTAAAATATTTAACGTAGTTGATAGCGAAAATTGGGCAAATTTAAAAGAAGAAACAGGCGATGGAGGAATTACGGTAAAAGACCAGTGGAAAGGAGAAAAAAATCCTATGTATAAAAAAGGATACTTAATTTCAAGAGAAAAACATCTACTATATGGTAAAAAAAATCCAAAGTGGGGAGAAATTGCTAAAAGAAAAAGAAAACCCATAGATCAATTTGATTTATATGGTAATTTTATAAAAACATGGGAAGGTATGAGAGAAGCAGCAAGACATTTATGTATAAAGCATTCAACGATATCTGCTATATGTAGAAATAAAAAAGAATCAATAAACGGATATACTTTTAAATACAATAAATAAAAAATATGAATCAAAAAAATATTACTTTGGTAATACCTGGTTATAACAATTTAAGGCACTTAAAAAACTGTTATGCTTCTATAAAAAAACACGCTTCTGATATTAAATTAGTATTATTGGATGACGGATCGACTGACGGAACTTTTGAGTGGATAAGTTCTTTAAATGATTCTAATATCACAAGTATCTATAGATCTGAAAAAAGATTAGGTCATGTTATACTTTACGATAAAGGGATTGATTTAGCTGAAACTGAAATAGTTGGAATATTTCATTGCGATATGATAATGGGACCTAATTATATAGAAAATGTCCTTAAACACCTTCAAAAAGAGACCGTTGTTTGTGGTACTAGAATAGAGCCCCCATTACATCCGCCAGG